ATTTTGTAATATATTTATGAAACATCTTTATCCTACAACAGACGAACAAACAATAAAGATTATACCTCGTGTTTATACTACATCGATAACAATGCGTTTAAGAGATGATAGTACAAATGATGAGGTGTATTTAATCTTACCGAGTTCTGTTATACATAAAGGTTATTTAGAAATAACAAACATTTTCACTTTAAAAGAAGGTCATTTTTACGATTTAAAGATATATGAAATAAAAGGAGACTATGGTGCTTTTAAAGATAGAGTTATTGCAAGTAGCGGAACATTTGAAAACAACACTTGTTTATTTAACTTTTTAGATGTAGAAGAATTAATAAATACATCTGATTTAGATATTATTTATAGAGATAAGATATTTTGTACAAGCCAATCAACTAATCAAATGAAAAACGAATACTATTCAGTAAACAAAGATGAGTATATTCAAAAGAGTGGCAATAATGACTTTATAATATTATGAATAAACGTAAAAAAAATACAAACGATTCTAAAATAAGTTTCGTTAATTTATCTACATACACTTCACCTGAAATAGTGGAATCAAAGCACAATGATTGGGTAGAGTTTGGAGAAGATAACAATTATTTTCAATATTTAATAGACAGATATAATGGTTCTGCAACAAATGGAGCAGTTATTAATGGCATTAGTCAAATGATATTTGGAAGAGGTTTAGATGCTACAAATAGTGCTAAAAAGCCTCAAGAATATGCATCAATGATATCTTTGTTCAAAAAAGAAGTTGTTAGACGTTTAGCATATGATTTAAAGTTAACGGGTCAATGTGCAATGCAAGTTATTTATTCAAAGGATAAAAAGAAAATTGCAAAAGTAGAACATTTACCAATTGAAACGTTAAGAGCAGAGAAGTTAAGCAAAAACGATAAAGAGGTACAAGCATATTATTATCATCCCGATTGGATAAATATAAAACCAAGTGATAAACCTCAAAGAATACCATCTTTTGGACTATCTGAAACACCAAAGCCAATTGAGATATTATACATTAAGCCTTATAAAAGTGGTATGTACTATTATAGCACACCCGATTATCAAGGAGGTTTACAATATGCAGAGTTAGAGGAAGAGGTATCAAATTATCATTTAAACAACATCTTAAATGGTTTAGCACCAAGTATGCTAATCAACTTTAACAATGGTACTCCCGATGAAGAAAAGCAAACGTTAATAGAAAACAAAATAAAGGCTAAATTTCAAGGAAGTTCAAATGCGGGTAAATTTATACTTGCTTTTAATGATAATAAAGAAAGTCAAGCAGATATAACTCCTGTTCAATTAAGTGATGCACATAACCAATATCAATTCTTATCAGAAGAAGCACAAAAGAAGATAATGATATCGCATAGAGTTGTTTCTCCTATGTTATTAGGCGTTAAAGATTCAACGGGTTTAGGTAATAATGCAGATGAATTAAAAACTGCATCTACTTTAATGGATAACACTGTTATTAGACCATTTCAAGAACTTTTAATTGATGCCTTTGATAAAGTATTAGCTTTTAATGATATTAGCTTACATCTTTATTTTAAGACGTTACAACCTTTAGAATTTACAGATTTAGAGAATGTAAAAGACCAAGAAACAAGAGAAGAAGAAACAGGTTTTAAGATGTCTAAAATGTTTTCTGAATTAGAAGAGTTTGGAGAAGATGAAGATTTAGGAAATTGGGTATTAATTGACGAGCGTAAAGTAGATTACGATGATGAAGATGCTTTGGATGAGCAGATAAAACAATTAAACACAAAAAAAACCAAGTTTATTATCTAAAATTTGGAATTTTGCAACAACGGGTACTGCAAGACCAAACGCAAAGAGTGAGCAAGATGGAGAAAATGAAGAGGGTGCTAAATTTAAAGTACGTTATCAATATGCACCATTAAGAGCAAGTTCTAATAGTAGAGAATTTTGTCAAAAAATGGTAGCAGCTAAAAAGATATACAGAAAAGAGGATATTCAACAAATGAGCCAAAGAGCAGTTAATGCGGGTTGGGGATTGAATGGAGCAGATACTTATGATATATGGTTGTATAAAGGTGGTGGAGATTGTCATCATTATTGGATGCGTAAAACATATATGCAAAAAGGGAGTGGTGTTGATGTGAATAGTCCAAATGCACCTACAATTAGTGTAAACGAGGCAAAGAAAAAAGGTTTTAAACCACAAGTAAATGAAAAAGAGGTAGCTATGAGACCAACAGATATGCCTAATAATGGATTTGTAAATAAGAAAAGATAAGATATGGCAAAAGCGTTATTTATATCAAGAACAGATTTAGTTAAAAACTCAATTTTAGACGGTAATATTGATACTGATAAATTTATTCAGTTTATTAAAATTGCTCAAGAAATCCATATACAAAACTATTTAGGTAGCAAACTATATGATAGAATTGAAAGCGATATTTTAAATGATACTTTAAATGGTGATTATTTAGAATTAGTTAAGAATTATATTCAGCCGATGTTAATACATTATGCTATGGTTGATTATTTACCATTTGCAGCTTACCAAGTAAAAAATGGAGGAGTATTTAAGCATATATCAGAAAATGCTGAATCGGTTAATAAAAATGAAGTTGATTTTTTAGTACAAAAAGAAAGAGACTTTGCAGAATATTACACAAGAAGATTTGTAGATTATATATGCTTTAACAATACAAAGTTTCCCGAGTATAACGATAACACAACACCCGATGTTTATCCCGATAAAAATGTAGGTGGTTCAAATTGGGTATTATAATGAAAGCAATGTATAAACCAAAACAAGCAAACATAGTTAAGTTACAAATATATTTAACTAAAAAAGAAAAGAAATAAGATATGGCAAATTCAATAAATTGGGGTAAAATATATAACTACACTTGGTGGGGTATTGGAGTGGCTTACAATACAATTTTTTGGGGTAAGTCATATTCAGATAAAAGTGAGTTATCAATAATAATTCAAGGTTTTGCATCAAGAGTAGAATCTGATGGTGGAACTTTAGAAAGTATAGGATGTATAAATATATAAATAAAAAATAAAAATGTCAAAGATACCAAGTATAGCAATGATACCTTCTGCTTATAAAAGTGGAAAAGTATATAGTGTTTTACCAAGTGATGGAAGTGCAGATTTAAACTTTGCAAGAGCATCAGAAGCAACAAGAGTAAACAAAGATGGTTTAATAGAAACTGTTGGTAGTAATGTACCAAGAATACTACACAGATGGTGGTTGTCCAAAACTATTATTAGAGCCACAAAGTACAAACTTAATTACTTATAGTGAAGATTTTAGTGATGCGAGTTGGACAAAATTAAGTGGAGGAACAGGTAGTTTACCTGTTGTAACATCGAATCAAGTAAATTCACCAAAAGGAACATTAACTGCTGATAAAATTGTGTTAGACAAGGGGGTATCTACTTCAAATTCTGATTTCAGTATAATAAGAAGTAATTATGGGGGCATTGATATTAACGGAACTGCATCAGTATATTTAAAATCAGATACAAATGTAGAAGTAGAAATAAGTGCAAATGATATAGATTACATCACTGTATCTGTTACTACTGAGTGGCAGAGGTTTACAGTAAGTAATGCGACATCTGATAGAGTTTCTATTGGTTTAAGAGGTACTGAGCCTTCAAATAATATGGTTACAATTTATGCTTGGGGCGCACAATTAGAAGAACAATCTTATACTACAAGCTATATACCTACAAGTGGTGCAACTGCAACAAGAGTAGCAGAAACATTAAGTAAAACTGGTTTAAGTAGTTATATTAATAGTCAAGAGGGAGTTTTGTATGCAGAGATAAAACATTTAGATATAAGTGGAACATTTAGATTACTTCAATTATCTGATGCTACTCAAGATAATAGAGTTGCATTATATTTTAATGGAACGAATGGATTTGTTGGTAGTTTTATTAATTCTAATAGCATTGAACAATATAGTTATCTATCTTCAACTAATGCGAGTAATTTTACTAAATTAGCTATAACTTACTCTGCTAATAAAGTTGCTACTTTTATAAATGGAGTTAAAGTAAATGAGCAATTAAGTACGATTAACACACCTCTAAATCTCTCTAAATTAGATTTTTCGGGTAGTGGAAATTTCTTTTTCTACGGAAAAACAAAAGCATTAAAAGTCTATAACCAAGCATTAACAGATTTAGAATTAGAAGAAATGACAGGTTTTAAGTCATTCATACAAATGGCTAATCATTTAAATTATACAGTAATATAATGGCAAATACAATAAAATTAGGAACAGATAGTAATTGGGCAGTAAAAGAAAATAATTTACTTGCTTACAATGATGAGAATAATATATTTAAACCAATAGATTTTGACTTTACAAGAGATAGTGGTGCTACAAGAGTAAACGAACAAGGTTTAATTGAGAACGTACCGATTGGTGTACCAAGAATTGATTTTAGTGATGGTAAAGGTAGTTTATTATTAGAGCCACAAAGTACAAATCTTATAACGTATTCAGAAGATTTTGATAATTCTTATTGGACTAAATTAAATTCAACAATTACAAGTAATTCCGAAATAAGTCCTAACGGAACACAAAATGCTGATAAATTAGTAGATAATACAGTAAATACTGCACACAGATTTATAAGTACAGGTTTTTCAACCACATCAGTAAATTATACTGCCTCTATATTTGTTAAAAAAGATGAAATTAGATATACTTATTTAAGGGTAAATGATAGTAGTGGTACATATATTTCGGGAACTTTTGATTTACAAGATGGTGTTGTAACACAAGAGGAAAATGGAGATTTAAGTATAGAAAACTTTGGTAATGGTTGGTATAGAATTATAGGTACTGCAACATCAAACGCAAATGGGTTATCGTATTTAGAATTACGAACATCAAAAACTCCAATTTATTCAAATTATATTGGTAATGGTTCAGATGGCTTGTACGTTTGGGGAGCACAAGCAGAGGCACTATCATACGCTACTTCCTACATACCAACAAACGGAAGCACAGTTACTCGTTTAGCAGATGTCTGTAACAATGCGGGTTCAAGCGATTTAATAAACTCAACAGAGGGAGTGCTATATGCAGAGATTAGTGCTTTAGCTGATGATGAAACAGATAAAAGAATTGCTTTATCTGATGGAACAATGAATAATTATGTATCAATAGGTTATTCAAGATTTAGTGGAAACATTATTTCTGAAATAATTAGTGGCGGAGTTTTACAAACTGTTAATTGGGGAGCAACTGGAGTTACACAAACAAATAATAATAAATTTGCTTTGTCTTGGGGAAGTGGAACAATGAAATTTTATGTAAATGGAACACAAACAAATATCGAAAATGTTACATCTCCAATAGGAATGAATGATTTGCGTTTCTCTGCTGTAAATGATACACTACCAATGTTTTCAAATACAAGAGATTTAAGAGTTTACAACACAGCATTAACAGACGCAGAATTAATCGCATTAACAAGTTAATTTTCTTTACATAACAAACACAATAAGATAAGATAATTAAAAAATCTTTACATAAGAGTAACAAATACACACGTTAAACTAACAAGAGTAAATAAATATAAATTATGAAAATAAACATTGGAAAATACGCTTTTGATAGCAAAGAACAAGCACAAACTAAAATTAAAGGTTTAGGCGTAGAAACAGATGAAAATGGTAACGAATACCCAACACACAATCATACTATTGTAGAGTTAGGACATATCGTTAAAGAACAAGGAGAATATGATGCTGACGGTAATGAAACAAAAGCAGCAGTATTATCTGATAAATATCACGTTGACGCTTTATTTAAAGGTTTAGACGACCATCCTTATGGTTGGAAGTCTTATGCAATTGATATAGATGATGAGGGTACACATTCTTTTTTAGGGTTAAGTTATACAAATCTTAAATTCTAATGTATGGACAAGATTACAAAGATATTAAAGTATCTGTATATGTTACCTACTAAAATATCTTATGATAAGTTAGCACATTTCTTTGCAAGTACAATATTGCTTGTTGCTTTATTGTTTTTTATGAGAGCAGAGATAGCATACATTATTGTTATTTTAAGTGCTATATTTAAAGAGTTGTATTACGATTTGTATTTAGGGAAAGGTCAAGGAGATTTTATGGATTTTGTATTTTCTGTTTTACCGATATTAATTCATATATTATCATAATGTTAAGCTATGAAAGAATATCTAAACGCAATCGTAAGAATTGCACAATCTATAAAAGAGTTATCTCTGTCTAAAGTCTTCTTTATATTTGTATTAACAATAGTTATTATATTTAAAGATGACATATCTCATATAGTACAAACAAAGATATTCAATAAAGACGTTGTTGTATCGGGTTTAGGAAGTGGTATTGTAATAGAGAACGCTTTAAAAGAGTTATTAAAAGAAACTAAATCAGATAGAGCCTATATTTTTAGATTTCATAATGGAGTTAAATACTATGACGGAACACATAAGAATAAGTTTAGTTGTGATTATGAAGTAGTAAGAGAAGGAACGTCAAGAGAAGCTATGAACTTACAAGATATACCTGTATCATTGTATATTAATTTCGTGAAAGATGTTATTGACTTAAATATGTTTCATTCTAACGTTAATAATATAGAAGACATAGCATTAAAAAGTTCTTTAAAAGCACAAGGTATAAAAGCATTAGGTATTTCACCATATTATAGAGATGGTAAATTAGTAGCTATGATTGGTGTTGATTATGTTAAAGAAGTAGGTGATACAATAAGGTGGAAAAGAG